GGTCCACAAGGTCCACAGGGTCCTCAAGGTGTTGTTGGTCCACAAGGACCGCAAGGACCACAAGGTCCAACTGGTGCAACAGGTAACTTTGGTGGTGCAACATTTGACTATACGTTTAGTGCAAATGACTTCCAGGGTGATCCAGGCACTGGTAAGTTGCGTTTGAATAATACAACAATCACATCTGCAAATAAGATGTGGATTGATTATTTGGATGACAACGGAACACAAATTCAAAACTTCTTGACGACCATCGATGACTCAACATCAACGATTAAGGGTCACTTCCGTATTAGCAATAAATCAAATTCAGCTGATTTTGCTCTCTTCACAATTAGTGGATTGACAGATCGCACTGGATACTTCGAAGTTGATTGTGCTTATGTTTCAGGCAGCGCAAGCAGTTTCAGTGATGCTGAAGATATTGTAATCACTTTTGCTCGCACTGGCGATAAAGGCGATACAGGTGCTGTTGGTCCACAAGGTCCACAAGGTCCGCAAGGTCCAGAGGGTCCACAAGGTCCACAGGGTGTTGTCGGTCCGCAGGGTCCACAAGGACCACAAGGTCCAGAAGGTCCTCAAGGTGTTGTTGGTCCGCAAGGTCCGCAGGGTCCACAAGGACCACAAGGTCCTCAAGGTCCTCAAGGCGTAACTGGTGACACAGGTCCTCAAGGTCCACAAGGCGTAACTGGTGACACAGGTCCACAAGGACCACAGGGTCCACAAGGACCAACTGGTGCAACTGGTGGCTTTGGTGGCGCAACGTTTGACTTTACCTTTGATTCTAACACTACTGATAGTGATCCAGGACAAGGCAAATTGAAGTTGAACAATGGCACTGTCACTGCTGCAAATAAATTGTGGATTGACTATCTTGACGATAGCGGTACAAATATCTTCAACTTCTTGGCAACAATTGATGACTCAACATCAACCATTAAGGGTCACTTCAAGATCAGCAATAAGTCTGATCCAAGCGACTTTGCATTGTTTGTTGTAAACAGTCTAACAGATAAGACAGGTTACTTCGAAGTGAACTGCTCTTATGTTTCTGGTAGTGCTGCAGCATTCAGTGCCTCTGAAGATGTCTTGATTACATTTGCTCGTACTGGTGATAAGGGTGAGGCGGGTCCAACAGGTCCATCTGGTCCTTCTGGTCCTTCTGGTGGTCCACAAGGTCCGCAGGGTCCACAAGGTCCTCAAGGAGTTGCAGGTCCACAAGGTCCACAAGGTGTAGTTGGTCCGCAAGGTCCACAAGGCGTAGTTGGTCCACAGGGTCCTCAAGGTCCACAGGGTCCACAGGGTCCAAGCACTTATGACCAATCACTAAACATTGCTGATCCTGTAGTCTTCACTAGCGTGTCAACAAATGTATTGAATGTCAAAAATGTAATTGAGGCAACCAATGCATTGTCTGCTGCAACTGGTACTGTTACGCATGACTGTTCGCTTGGACAAATTTTTGTTCACTCAAGCATTACTGCAAACTTTACTGCCAACTTCACTAACACAACGATTCCTGCAAATAATGCAACATCGTTCACGCTAGTGTTGAATCAAGGTGCAACAGCATATGTTCCAACTGCGGTTCAAATTGGTGGTCAAGCACAAACTGTAAATTGGCAGGGTGGTACGCAACCAGCTGGTTCAGCCAACAAGAAGGATGTTGTTTCCTTCAGTGTTGTGAACAATAATGGAACGTGGATAACACTTGGTCAATTGACGACGTTCGGATAATGTTTAGTTCATTCAGTGGGTCCAGAGCATTTGGTAGGAAAGGGATTTCCTACCTTGCTGGAGTTGTAGCAAGAAGATATAACGGCGGCTATTTTGCTGACGACGTTTCATGGTTCGCCTCGCAAACAGTATCTTCTACTACAATTCAAGTTGGTTCAATATCTGAACCAGGAAGTGATGATGGAAGTGATTTCAGTTATCAATGGTTGGGATATTTTAGACCAACAACAAGTGAAACATATACATTTTATTTGAGTAGCGATGATGCGTCATATATGTGGATTGGCGCAAATGCTATTTCTGGATTTACAACAGGAAATGCAACCGTAAATAATGGTGGGTTGCATGGTGTTGTTGAAATGAGTGGAAGCATTGCATTGAGTGCTGGTGTATATTATCCAATTCGAGTTCAATTTGGTGAAAGAGGTGGTGGTGATGTGTGTACGTTTAGTTTCTCCACAGCAACTATAAGCAAAACAACAGATACAACTGGAAAAACTTTCTACAATCCAGCTACAATGGGTATTTAAATGTTGGGTTCATTTAGCGGTTCATTTAAATTTGGTAGAAGAAAAGTTGGTGTGCTTGATATTGTGCGCACTAATCTTCAACTTTATCTCAATGCTGCTGATTCTACAAGTTATCCTGGTTCTGGAACAACTTGGACAGATTTGAGTCCAAATGGATATGCAACAACATTACAAGGCTCACCAACATTTAATAGCACACACTTCACATTTGATTTTACTGATTACATTGATACTAATCAAAGTTTAGCATCAGAAGATTTTTCTGTTGGTGCATGGTTCCGCACTAGTTCTGCTGGCATTAAGATGATTATCTCAAAAGAAACTGCTGCAGGTTGGCCATGGAATTATCGCATATGGATGAATGGTGGGTTAATTATTGGTGATATTGCAAAATCAGGTGGATCAAGTAATTCTATTTCTAGTCAATTGAACACTTATAATGATGGATCTTGGTATTATGTTATGTTTACAAGAGATGCATCTAAGTTACGATTATATGTAAATGGAATTGAAGTAAACAATACAAACACAACCTTATCTTCTATCACAAATTCGCAAGAAGTTTGGTTTGGATTGAGCGCGTATTCTGGTGGAAGTTATCAGTATTATGGGGATTTAAGTCAAGTGTTCATCTATAATAGAACATTGACTGCCTCTGAAATATTACAAAATTACAATGCAACTAAATCAACATATGGCTTATGAGTGAAACTGATTCAAAATTGGCAGATATTCTGAACACTGATTATATCCCTGTTGTAAAAGATAACAGTGATAAACCAATTACAATTCATCAAGATAATGCTGAAAATCCAGACGCGGATTATTCTCGCGCAAACTATTATAATCTAATTGAGAAAGGTAACGAAGCACTTGACGGCATTTTAGAAGTTGCAAAAGAATCACAGCATCCACGCGCATATGAAGTTGCTGCCAACATGATTAAAAATCTCTCTGACGTCACAGAGAAACTTATGATTCTTCAAAAGCAACAAAAAGAATTGCAACCTAAACACGAACAAGCAGCACCAACTAATATTAATGTTGACAAAGCAGTATTCGTAGGAAGCACTGCTGAACTATTGAAGCAACTAAAGAATGAATCAAATAACAGCTAAACTCAAACATTATCTTGGTAATCCCAAGTTAAAGCGAGTGAATATGCAAATGAGTCTCACGGAAGATCAAATCCGTGAGTTTATCAAATGCTCAGAGCATCCAGAATATTTTATCGAAAACTATGTTAAGATTATCACGCTTGACAAAGGTTTTGTGCAGATCTCATTATATCCGTTTCAAAAAGAAGTTGTCAACGACATTAATAATAATCGTCGTGTAATCGTAAAGGCTGGTCGTCAGGTTGGTAAGACCACGATCATTGTTGGTTACATTCTATGGTATATTCTTTTCAATCAAGACAAAACAGTCGCGATTCTTGCAAACAAAGCCAGCACCTCTAGAGAAATTCTTGCTCGAATTAAATTGGCATACGAAGCATTGCCAATGTGGATTCAACAGGGCGTTAAGGTATGGAACAAGGGTGACATTGAATTAGAAAACGGATGCCGTGTGCTTGCTAACTCTACTGCATCAAGTGCGATCCGTGGTTTCTCTATCTCGCTTTTATATCTTGACGAGTTTGCGTTCGTACCAAGCAACATTGCTGAAGACTTTTTTACATCTGTTTATCCAACGATTTCTTCTGGTGAAACATCTAAGATTCTTATGTCGTCAACACCAAATGGAATGAATCACTTTTATAAAATGTGGACTGAAGCAGTAGAAGGATTAAACGGATTCACGCATGTTGAGGCTAACTGGCGTCAAGTGCCAGGAAGGAGTCAACAATGGGCAGACGAACAGCGTCGCGTTCTTGGAGAACAAAAGTTTCTTCAGGAAATGGAATGTGAGTTTATGGGTTCTGCGGGAACTTTACTTTCTGCAGCTGCGCTCAAATCACTTGCTTTCGTCAAACCGATGCATCTATCCGAAAATGGAATTAAGGTATATCAAGCACCAATACCAGAACACACTTACGCAGTAGTCGTCGATACATCTCGCGGAAAAGGTTTGGACTATTCGGCATTTAGTGTGATTGATGTAACCTCTCTTCCATATCGACAGGTTTGTACCTATAAAGATAATAACATAAGTCCTTTGGTATATCCGTCTATAATTAAAAGAGTTGCTGACTATTATAATCAAGCCTACGTTCTTGTTGAAATAAACGATAATGGTCAGCAGATTGTGGATTCTTTATTCGAAGATTACGAGTATGAAAACATCCTTTCAACCGTTGACCTAAAGGGTAAGATTGCTCTTACATGGGGTTATGGGAATAAATCTTATCGAGGCATACGCACCACAAAATCCGTTAAGCGATTAGGATGTTCTTTGCTTAAAAATTTAATCGAAGGACAAAAACTTATAGTTCAAGATTTCGAAACCATCTCAGAACTCTCAACATTTATTGCAAGAGGATCGAGTTACGAAGCTGAAGAAGGATCACACGACGATCTCGTTATGACTTTGGTATTATTCTCATGGATGACAAACCAGCAATTCTTTGCTGAACTTACGAACGTCGATATCAAAGCAAAACTGCACCAAGAGCAGATGAGACAGATTGAAGAAGAACAACTTCCGACTTTTTTAGGTGGACATATAGATGTTGATCATCCAGGCGTGAATGTATCCGAAATTGATGCAACAACAGTTGTCCCAGCAGTTTCAACATCCACTGGCGCAATTGCAGGCGCGTTTCAGTGGGGTCCAGTCGACGTATTACGTCAAGTCGCATCAGAAGATGAACTTGTAGCTGTGTATGGCAAACCAGACGCCAACACATTCCTACCATTCTTTACTGCTGCAAACTTTCTTTCCTATAGCAACAATATGTTTGTGTCGCGCGCAGGAGCTGCAACGCAAAATTCAGCTGTTGCTCTCAACGTTGATCCAGCAACTTGCGCATCAAACGTCAAGGTGAAGAGTGAAGATAACTACTTCAGTTCTTTCCATCTTGGTTCAAATTCTGATATCGCATTTGCTGCACGTTATCCTGGTGCTCGTGGTAACTCTCTCAAAGTTGCGATTATTGCAAATTCAAACGCATCAGTATTTGCTAATGCAACGTTGACGCCATATGGATCATTCTTCGATGGTCCTCCTGGCACATCAACTTGGGTTGCTGCAAATCACAATGCTCTTGCAAATGACGAAATGCATATTGCAATTATCGACGAAGATGGTTTGTTCTCAGGAACACCAAACACCGTCGTTGAGCGTTTTGCAAATGTTTCAAAAGCAACAAACGCTAAAGACGAATCAGGAAATAGCCTATACTATCGCGATGTTATCTATCGTGCTTCACGCTATGTTTATGTTCTTGGTCAAAATAACGATACATGGGGTGTTGCAGCTAATTCAAACCACGCATTTGAGGGCGAGAATCTAACAATTTCGTTCCAACGTGGTACAGATGGTAGCGTAACAGAAGGCAATGTTCTAACTGCTTATGAGCAATTCCGCTCAACAGAAAACGTTGATATCTCTCTAATCATGGTTGGTGGTGGTGGTGAAGCCGTTGCTGAAAAGGCAATCGATATTGCAGAAGCACGACGCGATTGTGTTGTGTTCCTTTCACCAACATATGCAAACGTTAACACGGCTGATCCAGTAACCTCAACGACAAATTATCGCAATGCACTACCATCATCTTCATATGCTGTGATGGATAGCAACTGGAAGTATCAGTACGATAAGTACAACGATACCTACCGTTGGGTTCCATGTAATGGTGATACCGCAGGTCTCTGTGCTCGCACCGATCAAGATCGTGACCCATGGTTCTCACCAGCTGGTTTCAATCGCGGTCAATTGAAGAACGTCATCAAGTTGGCTTATAATCCAAGCCAAGCAAATCGTGACGAACTATACAAGAAGGGTGTGAACCCAATCGTGTCGTTCCCAGGTGAGGGTGTTGTTCTGTTTGGTGACAAGACTTTACTTGCTCGCCCAAGCGCATTTGATCGTATCAATGTTCGTCGCTTGTTTATCGTTCTTGAGAAAGCAATTGCTCGCGCTGCACGCGCAAGCCTATTCGAGTTCAATGATGAGTTTACGAGAGCAACTTTCGTAAATCTTGTCGAACCATTCCTCAGAACGGTACAAGGTCGTCGCGGTATCTATGATTTCCGTGTTGTTTGCGATGAAACAAACAATACTCCAGAAGTTATCGATCGTAACGAATTTATTGGCGACATTTACATCAAGCCAGCACGTAGTATCAACTTTATCCAGTTGAACTTTGTTGCTGTTCGCACTGGTGTTGCCTTCGACGAAATCGTTGGTCGCTTCTAATAAATAGACTAGGATAAAGTCAGGAGAATAAAATGGCTTTTAATGTAAATCAATTTCGTACCTCACTAACTGGTGATGGCGCACGTCCTAATCTGTTTGAAGTACGACTAACTTTCCCGAACTATGCATCACTTGGTGCAGCTGCTTCGGCAAAGTCATCTTTCATGGTTAAGACTGCTGCTCTTCCAGGATCAACAGTCGGTATGGTGACAGTTCCTTACTTCGGTCGCGAAGTGAAGGTTGCTGGCAATCGTACTTTTGCTGATTGGTCAGTAACAGTTATCAATGATGAAGATTTCTTGATTCGTAACGCAATGGAATCATGGGTTCGCGGCATTAACGACAATGTCACAAATCTACGTTCAACACGCGCAAGAACATCGCAGTCATATGGTGTTGATGCTGAGGTTATCCAATTCTCAAAAGATGGTCGTCAATTAAAGAAGTACAAGTTTGTTGGTATGTTCCCAACAGATATTGCTCAGATCGACCTAGACTGGGGTTCAAACGACACAATTGAAGAATATACTGTTAACTTTGCTTATCAGTATTGGGAATCAATTGATCGTGGTGGCGTCTCTTCATTGAGATCACCAATTGAATCTCTAACTGGCGCTTAATGCCACTTGAGTGGGGGAGGAATGCCTCCCCCTTCTTTATTATGGAGTAATATATGGCAATTAATCTATTTGGATTTCAAATCGTTCGAAAACAACCTGAAGACGCTCCTCAGCAACTTCAGGCACAGATTAGTGCACCTGTTGCAGATGACGGTGCAATTGCCGTAACTGCTGGTGGTTATTTCGGAACTTATCTAGATCTCGAAGCCAGTTTTAAAAACGAAAATGATTTAGTCACTCGTTATCGCGAGATGGCAATGCAGCCAGAACTTGAAGCTGCAGTAGATGAAATTGTCAATGAGACGATTGTACACGATGTTACTGGTAAGTCTGTTTCTATTATTCTAGATGACCTAGAGCAACCAGAAAAAATTAAGAATATGATCCGCGACGAATTTGAGAACGTTCTTCGTATGATGGACTTTTCAAACTATGGCGCAGAAATATTTCGTAATTGGTATATTGACGGTCGGTTATTTTATCAAGTTTTGATTGATGAAAAGCAACCAAAACTTGGCATTCAAGAATTAGTTTATATTGATCCAAGAAAGATTAAAAAAGTTCGAACGATCATTAAGAAAAAAGATCCAAGAACAAAAATTGAAGTTGTGACTGGAGTAGAAGAATTTTATATCTTCAACGACAAAGCATCACAACAAGGTCAATCTATTGTCACTTCTGTAAGTGATAATGCTGTTAAGATTGCTCCTGATGCAATTATTAATGTCAATTCAGGTTTACTTGACGCAAAACGTCAAATGGTTTTGTCCTACCTTCACAAGGCAATAAAGCCCCTCAACCAGCTCCGAATGGTTGAGGACGCTGTTGTCATCTATCGTTTAAGTCGTGCACCAGAACGTCGTGTGTTCTATATTGACGTTGGTAATATGCCGAAGGTCAAAGCAGAGCAATATCTTCGTGACATTATGACCAAGTTTAGAAACAAAGTTGTCTACGATAGTTCTACTGGTGAAGTCAAAGACGATCGTAAGTTTATGTCAATGATGGAAGACTTCTGGATTCCGCGTCGTGGTGAGGGTAAGTCAACAGAAATCACAACTCTCCCAGCAGGTCAAAATCTTGGGGAGTTGTCTGACGTTAAGTATTTTGAACAAAAATTATATAAGTCATTGAACGTTCCAATTTCTCGCCTTGAATCATCGACAGGATTTACTCTTGGTCGTACATCAGAAATCACACGTGACGAATTAAAGTTTAACAAGTTTATTGAGCGTGTGCGTTCAAAGTTTACAGTGCTATTTGACGAACTGATGAAGCGTCAGCTAGCACTTAAAGGTATTTGTTCAATTGATGAATGGGAAGTTTTGAAGGAAAAGATTCATTATGACTTCCTTAAAGATAATAACTTATGAATCTTGTTGATCCATATGTTGGAACATATTTCTCTCGTGCATGGGTTAAGAAACATGTCCTTCACTTTGATGAAGAAGGCATTGAGCGTATGGATAATGAACTTGAAGAAGAAAAGGCAGCTGCTGATGCAATGGGTCTTGGAAGCCTCTCAGTTTCAGCGCAGAATGCTGCAGTTGCTCAAAATGCAGCCATGGCTGCAATGCAAGGTGCTCCACAAGGGCAACCACAACAATCTTCAAGTTTAGATCAAGCATTCAGCTCGCAAGTTAAATAAGTAATGGAGAATAATATGACAACTCTTGATATGGTAAATGCGGCAATCAGTGGCGATAAAGAAGCATTCCAAGCAGCATTTGATGCAACGTTTGCTAATAAAGTTACTGATGCCCTTGAAGTTAAGAAGGTAGAAATTGCCTCTTCTTTAATCACACCAGAAGTAGAAACAAATGAAGTTGAAACAGATCAAGTCGAAGTTGATGGACAACAAGCATTTCAAGCAGTGCGCAAAAATTTAATGCAGCACAATGAGATTGAAGGTGATGAATTAATCACCGAAGCAATTGCTGGATTTAAAGACGAACAAAATCCGCCAGTAATGATTGTATTGCAAAGAAAAGGAATTCGCATTTTTCCTGACGGCAAAAAAGTTGCAATGTATCATAACAAGCAACTCGGTCTTGTAATTACAATCCCATATGCTGGCACTGGTAACTCTCCAGGAGAAGTTATTCCTGGCACAAACATACAGATGGAAGAAGTCGAGCCAGTGAATGAACTTAAAGATGAAACACTCAAGAGTTATCTTGAGAAACGTCCATCTCCAAAAATTAGAGATATTGCTCGTAAAGAAACAGTTGGCAAACCAGAAGAAAGGCAAAAAGACATTGAACGCGCAAACCTTACTCGTATTGGAAGAGCGCGTGCAAAGGCAAAATTACTAAAGAGAAATCCACCACCAAGAAAACAACCAGAGTATGATCCAACAGATCGTGGATATGGTCAAGGTCGTTACATGGGCGAT